AGAGCGAGCGGGGAGTGCCCAAGAGAGGAAAGGCACTCAACCCGCTCTAACAACGCCTATCTCAAGGAGGCATCGCTGTAATGAGTAATACACGCCACAGAACCATCGTGCAAGGGGCTTTACAATGAGCCGCCATAGCTTCGATCCGGACATCGCCAAGCAAGTTGGCTTGAACGCTGCCACCATATATCAAAACATTTTATGGTGGGCAGAGCGCAACGCAGCAAACAATAAACACAGTCATGATGGATATATCTGGACTTATAACTCAATCGCCGCTTTCGGTGATCTGTTCCCATATCTTACACTGAAGCAAATCAGGACGGCTTTAACCAAGCTGGAGGATGACGGATTGATTGTTAGCGGTTGCTACAACAAGTCTGCTTACGATCGAACAAAGTGGTATGCACCGACTTGCCCCTTAGGAAAAGCCGACTTGCCCTCAGGGGCAAATGAAATTGCCCAGAAGGGCGAACCTATACCAGATATAAACACAGATAATAAACCATATGTAATTATAGAGGGATATCCCCTTTGGTTGCCAATAGATGCTTGGCAGGGTTGGGTGGAGATGCGGAAGCAACGCAAGCGCCCATTAACCGATAGAGCAAAGACAAGGGCGCTCACCAAGCTGGAAGCTTTGCACTCAGCAGGACATGACATAAACGAATTGCTAGACCGTTCGACAATTAACGGCTGGCTGGATATATACGAACCTAAGGATCAGAAGCATGGCACAGCAAATCGGACAACTAATCAACGTGGAAACCAAAACGGCTTTGCCGCAGCACTTCGATACGTCGCGGATGGACGAGCTGATGACCCGTTCTGATCTTACGGTAGCAGAGTGCGACGAACTACGGTCACTTGCGTTAGCTATGCCAATCGAGAACATCCCAGTTGAAACACGCGAACTTGCTAAGCAACTGCAATTCATTGANGCNACCCTGCCAAGCAAGAACACCGACGAGCAAAGCGGACAGATGCGNACAGCAGTCTATGCNNGNATNCTTGGNGGNTACACGAAAGAAGCCCTTAGCTACATGACTGAGCGCGTNTGCAANGAGCTTGATTGGTTCCCCACGCCTCGCCAGTGCTTACAGATATTGGAGAGCTACACGCCACGAACCACCAAAAAGGACAAGGCGCTTCGTATCTGTTTGAACAACACGCAAGCAAGGTTTGAGGATTTTATATCAAAGCTGCACTGTGGCGAGCCAGTTGAACTAGCAGACAAGCCAGAGCGATGGTTACGCATTGCCGAAGATCGCGGCTACCTTCGATTGCTTAATGGCGAATTTACAGTCAGGTGAGCGCCGCAACCAAATTGATGTGCGACCTGATTAAATATGACCTTGGACGCATATCTATGGATGAGATACGAAAGCACTGGGCCAAGGGTAGGTATAAGGGCGCACCGGAAGCCTGGGCGATTGCAGCGATTGAACACGCAAAACGACAGAAAAATTAAGAAAGATGATTGCCACCAGTATCGCTTTGGTTTACAAAATTATTTGTTACTTCGCTGCCAAGCTTCGTGACGCTCTTGAGGCTGGATTGCGGTGCAACGCGTCCAGCCTTTTTATTTGCGTATAACATTTTATTGAAAAATGCGCTTTACATATAAATCTGCCAAGATTATAAGATGGCATCAGCAAGGGGATATTCCCCGCCAACAAGGAGACTGACAATGAAATTGGTTCACAAAACATCGCGCACTGAAATTTGGGAAGTCATTGAGAGCTACGGTTCTGACTTCTATGTTTACGTCAACGGCAAGCATATCCGCACCTGTCCTTCACTTGGCATGGCAAGGGCGTATGCAGCATGAGCATCACCCTATCTCAATTTGAACGCATCGACGGTCTTTTAACAAGGCAGATTCGCGCTGGCCAGTTTGAAACGTGCGCTGATCCCCGCCAATACATCATCACTAGCAACATACTTTTAGATGCTTGTGCTGACGCGCTGGGCCGTGAATTTACAGAACGCTATGCAAGCGCAGAAGATTGCGCTGCAGCCATCGTCACACAGGCATTGCTATGCCCTGATTTTGTGGAGCAAGACGCATGAGCACGAACCTCACACAACTAGCGCAAGACGCTATCGACGCACTAAACGCTTACACCGAAGAACATAATCGCCAGAAAGAAGAGTGGCGGCAATCGCGTTACGCAGCAGCCCTTAATAGCAATTCGTTCGGCATTAGCGATTCTCAAGAGATTGAACTGCTGACAGCCATAGTTGAATATGACGAAGACCCTGCTGGCACATTGCAAGAGCTGATATGGCAAACAGAGTGCGACCACAGCGACGATGAAGCAGACTATCGCTACGAAGAAATGCGTAGCCGTGAATTGCTGGGTAATTGATATGCGAGTATTAGTTGCCTGTGAATACAGCGCCACAGTCCGCGATGCTTTTCGTGCCAAGGGACATGATGCATGGTCTTGCGATTTATTACCGACTGACGGTAACCCCAAATGGCATCTTATAGGTGATGTGTTAGAGATAATCGACGATGGTTGGGATTTAATGATAGCACACCCGCCTTGCACATATCTAACCAATAGCGGCGTCACATGGCTGCACCGTGACCCTAGCCGCTGGGCTAAGTTAGATGAAGGCGCTGCTTTCTTCAAGGCGCTGCTAGACGCTCCTGTTAAGCGCATAGCAATAGAAAACCCTGTTATGCACAAATACGCCAAAGAACGCATTGGTGGTGTGCGGCAGACTCAGACCATACAGCCCTATCAGTTCGGACATTTGGAGCAGAAGGCAACCTGTCTATGGCTTAAAGGGCTTATGCCGCTTAGACCAACAACTGATCTAAAGGCAGAAACAAAAGCATTACCTGATAATCAACGCCAGCGTCTGCACTACTTACCGCCCAGTGCGGATAGGTGGAAGCTACGCAGCACAACATACAAAGGAATAGCAGAAGCTATGGCAGATCAATGGGGTGGCACACAATGACGCCACGGCAAAAGAATTTAGATGACATTGAAGCCATCGCCAAAGAGCATCGCTTCACTTTGGAAGACATTTTAGGCAAAAATAGGTTTGGGCCATTAGTTAAGGTAAGACGCAAATGCGTTGTTATGCTTCGTGAGAAGGGCTATTCCACTACAGAGATAGGCAGGATTATGAACCGCGATCACAGCACCATCGTTACATCGCTTCAAAAGAGCAGGGCAAGCGCATGAAGGTTAAGCTTAAAAATGCTGGGACAAATCCAATCCAACGTCCATACACATGGCTTGTAGGGCCAGACAGTGAAGAAGGCTTTCCGTTAGAAATTGGCGACAAGTTTCACGTTGATGGACAACCTGATGATGTCTGGTGGATTGTGGAATCTATTGAGGTCGGCACATGACACCTGAAAAGCTAAAGCTTGCCCGTCACCGCATGGGCTACAGCGTAACAGAGATGGCTGACGCACTTCGCCTATCGCCAGACAACGGCGGCACAACAATCCGCAAGATGGAATCTGGCAAGGTGCGTATCAGTGGGCCTATAAGCGTTGCAGTCGATGCGATGTTGAAAGGCTATGACCCATTCTGTTATCTTGATGAGGATGATTATGAGGTGCAACATGATTGATGATGGTGAAGGCTCCAACTGGAAGTCTGCACTTGAGCCAGACAACCGCAGCTTGAAATTCTACACAACAGAAGAACTTAACGCTCCGTTTGTGTTGGAAGCAATTCAGCGCTGGCATGGATGCACCATCGGCGAGGCAGTCATAAAGCGCGATGCAGAATTATCCCGTCGCACAGAGGCGTCTGAACATGAATAATCCCAGCAGTTACCAAATCGGTGGAGATCACTACGCATCAAAGTCAGTGCAACCTTGGGAAGCAATGGAGTCCTGGATGTCGGCAGAAGCGTTCTCTGGATATTTGCAGGGTAATTGCATAAAGTATTTATCCCGCTATCGTGACAAGAATGGCATTGAGGATTTGATGAAGGCGCAGCACTATCTGTCAAAGCTGATTGAGTTAGAGAATGGTTGAGCCTGTTATCATTGGCAACGCAATGCTGTATCTAGGGGACTGTCTTGAAGTTATGACCCAGCTTGATCCAGTTGACCATATTATTTGCGACCCGCCCTATGAGGCGTCGCTTCATGCTAACGCAAAGACGTTCTCTAATCTGCGGAAAGACGGAAAAGGCGAATTAAAGCCAATAGACTTTGACGCCATAGACAACATTCGTGCGCCGTTTGTAGCTGCGTCATCTGATATTTGCCAAGGCTGGTTTATCGCTTTCTGCATGGTTGAAGGTGTCTGGCAATGGGCGGAGCATATCAACGCCAGCCCTATGAAATATAAGCGGGCCTGTGTTTGGGTAAAGCCAGACTCTACGCCACAGCTAAACGGGCAGGGGCCAGCACAAGGGGCTGAAAACTTTGTCTGTGCATGGGCAGGCACTGGACACGCCAAATGGAACGCTGGCGGCAAGAGAGGCGTATACACGCACTTAGTCAATAACGCGGAACGCACTGGTAGGCATCCTACTGAAAAGCCGCGTCGCTTAATGTCCGAAATAATTGCAGACTTCACAAATGCGGGACAGACAATTTTAGATCCATTTATGGGTTCGGGAACAACAGGCGTTGCCGCCGTTATGGCAGGCCGCAAGTTTATCGGCGTTGAACAGAACGAAGCCTATTTCCAACTTGCTTGTGAACGATTAGATAAAGCGCAGCGACAAGGCGATATGTTTATCCAAGCCTTGCCCTAATGAACCATAGTCTCTATACTGGCAGCACCAGACCTTTTATGGAAGCTGAGACAGATGGCATTGACACCCAAACAAGAGCGATTCGCTCAAGAAGTAGCATCAGGCAAAAGCCAAGCAGAGGCTTACAGAACAGCCTTTAATGTTAAACCGACAACTAAACCAGAGACCAGCCAAGCCAATGCTTGCAGGCTAATGGCAGATAGCAATGTTTCAACAAGGGTTGCCGAATTACGAGCAGCAGTCGCTGAACGTGTCACATGGACTATGGCAGACAGCCTTGGTGTGTTGTCAACGATAGCTAAAGGCTTAGACGCAGACGCAAAGCCAAGCGACAAAGTGAACGCTGTAAAAGCTATCAACACAATGATTGGCCTTGATGCTCCATCGAAGCTGGATGTCACTGGCAACATGGTTACACGCATTGAGCGGGTAATGACTGATGACAACTCTAAAGATTAAAACCCCGCGCTGGTTCAAGCCGTTCCTAAAGCCTAGTCGCTATAAAGGCGCTCATGGTGGCCGTGGTTCAGGCAAGAGCCACGCCTTTGCGGAAATGGTTATAGAAGCGCACGTTATGGATCAGCGGCGCAGAACAGTTTGCGTTCGTGAAATACAGAAGTCATTGAGCCAATCGGTAAAGCGTTTGCTGGAGCTAAAGATAGAACAGCTTGGCGTGCAGGATTATTTTGAGGTTCAAGAGGCGCAGATAAAGTCCGTGCATGGCGATGGGCTAATCATATTCCAAGGGATGCAGAACCACACAAGCGATTCGATTAAGTCGCTGGAAGGCTATGACTGTGCCTGGGTGGAAGAAGCGCAGAGCTTATCGCAACGCTCGCTCGA